CCGGTACATCAAATATTAACCCAACATTTATAGTTACACCAACTGTAAATGCTACTTCTAATCTTAATGTTGGCTCCTTTGGCACCACTAACGGTGTTAACATAACAAATACAACAATTGTTGTTGGTAATAGTACCGCCAACGCAACACTCTCATACAACTTAATTAGAACAGCAAACAGCACCGGTACATCAAATATTAACCCAACATTTATAGTTACACCAACTGTAAATGCTACTTCTAATCTTAATGTTGGCTCCTTTGGCACCACTAACGGTGTTAACATTACTAACACGTCCATTGTTGTTGGTAATAGTACAGCCAACGCAACACATTCATTTAATTTATTACAGGCATCCAACTCAACCAGTACAGCAAACCTAACACCGGTAGCTCTTGCAATTGGATCAATGACCGTCAATAGTGCTCTTGCCAATTTGCAAGCACTCAATGTTGTCAATCAAACTAATACTGCAACTCTTTTTGTAACCACTAGCGCTAATGTAGGAACTGCTTTTACAGCTAATAGTTCGTTGGTTAATGCTGTCGCTCTCAATGTTGTCAATCAAACAAATACAGCCACTCTTTACGTAACCACTAGTGCTAATGTCGGTACTGCTTTTACTGCTAATTCAACATTAGTGAATGCGGTTGCTATCAGTGTTGTTAATAGCATTAAAAGCAGCACTCTATATGCTAACAGCACTTCACAAGGGAAAGCTTCTTCTTCTATTTCTACCAACACTTTAACACTTGATTTAAATCAAGCTACTGTATTCGAAGTAACTCTTAATAGTAATATAACAACGCTAACAATAAACAATATTCAGAACTCAGGTAACACATCGTCATTTGTTCTCAGCTTGATTGGAGATGGTACTGCAAGATCTGTAACCTGGCCAGCATCTTTTAAATGGCCAGGAGGTACAGCACCCACGCTCACATCTACATTAAATAAGAAAGATTTTATTACAACGGTTACTTATGATGGAGGAACTAACTGGTATGCATTTGTTTCAGGGCAGAACCTATAATGTTACTTGAAAAATGGCTATTATTAAAAAGTGCTAGTGCTGCTGCTAGCGCCAATTTCGCTCGGTTATATACTTGGGGATATAATGGCTACGGTGCATTAGGCGACAATACAATTATTTCGCGTTCATCACCGGTACAGGTAGGTACTAGTTCTTGGTCTCAAATATCAGCTGGTGTTAATCATACACTTGCTATTCGCAATGATGGTGCATTATTTGCATGGGGTGAAAATGCTGTTGGGCAGTTAGGTGATAATACAGTTGTTAGTAAATCTTCACCTGTACAGGTTGGTACCAGTTCTTGGTCAAAAGTGTCAGCAACTTCAAGAGCATCATTTGGAATAAAAACCGATGGGTTGCTATACGCTTGGGGCTGGAATACTATTGGGCAATTAGGTACAACTATATCAGGCGCTGTGTTATCATGGTCAAAAATATCAGAGAGTACCAATCATACAGCCGCTATACGAACTGACGGTGCACTATTTATATGGGGGAACGGAGATAGTGGTCAATTAGGGAACAGTTTAGTACTAAGCAGCTCTGTTCCAATACAAATAGGTGCTAGTTCCTGGTCACAAGTAGCCGCGGGGACCAGTTACACAGCAGCCATTCGTTCTGATGGTGTACTATTTACCTGGGGATTAGGTACTAATGGTCGATTAGGTGACGGTACAACTACTAGTTACTCATCACCAGTACAAATAGGGACTAGTTCTTGGTCACAGGTTGCAGCAGGTAGTGGTCAGACAGCAGCCATTCGTACTGATGGTGCCTTATTTACATGGGGAAGTGGTGGGACTGGTCAATTAGGTGCTGGTACAACTACTAGTTACTCATCACCAATACAAATAGGGACTAGTTCTTGGTCACAGGTTGCAGCAGGTACCAATCACACAGCAGCCACCCGAGCAGATGGTGCGATATTTACATGGGGGGAAAATACCTTTGGTCAACTTGGTCAAGGAGATTTGGTTCATAGATCATCCCCAGTACAAATAGGCACAGGTTCTTGGTCACTGTTAGCAGCTGGTACTAATAACACAGCAGCCATACGAACTGATAGTGCATTATTCATATGGGGAACCAACAGTAGCGGACAATTAGGCCAGGGAGATTTAGTTCATAGATCATCACCTGTACAGGTAGGTACTAGTTCTTGGTCACAGGTGGCTACAGGTGGCAACCACGCACTAGCCATTCGTACTGATGGTGCATTATTTACATGGGGGGCAGGAGCTTTTGGTCGAGCGGGTGATGGCACCTCTACAACCAGATCTTCACCGGTACAAATAGGCATTAGCTCTTGGTCACAGGTAGCAGCAGGTGGTGTAAATGCAGTAGATATTGCTGTAAGAGTTGATGGTGCACTATATGGATGGGGATTAAATGACAGTGGGCAAATAGGTGATAATACAACTACAAGTAGATCTTCCCCTGTATTAATTTTTAATTCATATTCTAACTCACCAGTTCAGATTGGTTCGTCATCTTGGACACAAGTATCAGCTGGTAGTAGCCATGTTCTAGCTATTCGTAGTGACAATTTATTATTTACATGGGGTAGAAATAATCAAGGACAATTAGGTCAGGGAGATTTAGTTCATAGATCATCACCTGTACAGGTAGGTACTAGTTCTTGGTCACAGGTGGCTGCAGGGGATGTTCATAATATTGCAACCCGCTTTGATAAAACATTATATGCTTGGGGACAAAATGCTACAGGACAAGTAGGTGATGGTACACTCATTAGCAGATCTTCACCAGTTCAAATAAGCACCAGTTCATGGTCACAGATATCAGCAGGATATTCACATAGTCTTGCAATAAAAAATGACAATTTGCTATTTGGGTGGGGGAATTTTGCCGGTGACAGTCTAACATTAACATCATACACAAGCTGGACACGAGTATCAATAGGCAGGTCGCACACGGCGGCCATTCGTTCTGATGGCGCACTATTTACATGGGGGTTGAATAGTAGTGGTCAATTAGGCCAGGGAGATTTAGTTCATAGATCATCCCCGGTGCAGGTAGGTACTAGTTCTTGGTCACAGGTAGCTGCAGGAATATTAGGTAGCTACACAGTAGCCATTCGTTCTGATGGTGCACTATTTACATGGGGCATTAATGGATCTGGTCAATTAGGTCAAGGAGATTTAGTTCATAGATCATCACCAGTACAGGTAGGTACTAGTTCTTGGTCACAGGTAGATGTGGGTGATAGTCACTCAGCAGCCATTCGTACTGATAGCGCCTTATTTACATGGGGAAATAATGGCTCCGGTCAATTAGGCCAGGGAGATTTAGTTCTTAGATCATCACCAGTACAGGTAGGTACTAGTTCTTGGTCACAGGTATCTGCAGATGGTGGGCATACAGCCGCTATACGAACTGATGGTGCCTTATTTACATGGGGATCAGGTGATAGTGGTCAATTAGGTGTTGGTACCTCTACAAGCAGATCTTCACCAGTACAAATAGGTACTAGCTCTTGGTCACAGGTAGCAGCAGGTGGTACACACACAGCAGCCATTCGTTCGGATGGTGCACTATTTACCTGGGGATTAGGTAGTAATGGTCGATTAGGTGATAATACACTCATTAGCAAATCTTCTCCTGTACAAATAGGGACTAGTTCTTGGTCTCAGGTAGCAGCAGGTAGTGGGCAGACAGCAGCTATACGGTCTGATGGTGCGTTATTTACATGGGGAGATAATTCCACCGGTATATTAGGCCAAGGAGATTTAGTTAGCAGATCTTCACCAGTACAGGTAGGTACTAGTTCTTGGTCACAGGTGGCTGCAGGCGGCTCACACATGACAGCTACACGTACTGATAGCGCCTTATTTATATGGGGAAATAATGGCTCCGGTCAATTAGGATTAAACGATACCTTTACCAGATCGTCACCTGTGGTTGTTAATTATGGTTCATTAAGAAATAGAATAAATAGTAATATAACGCAGATTGGTACCTCATCATGGAAACAAATATCCGCTGGATTAAATTTTAGCACTGCTATTGATTCTTCAGACGCTCTCTACACATGGGGTAATAATGTTAGTTATACAATGGTATTCACTGACCAGTTTATACATGATATTACCAGTGCTGTTGGACTCTCAGCTCAATTAGTAAGCTCAGGAATATCACATAATGCTGCAATTACAATATAATAGTAATTTGGAAATTTTAAATGGCTAATTACGCTTTTATAGAAAATAATGAAGTTCAAAGTGTATACGATTTTCTCCCTGAGAATTGGAGAAACATTAGTAATTTTCGTGCTCTTGAAAATGACTGGAACTATCTTAATTTACTTGGCTGGTTTAAATTAATAAAGACACTGCCTGATTATAATTCAAACATGCATAGAATAGACATCCCATACCATTATATTGAAAATGGACAAGTGTATGAATCTTTTAAGATAGTAGAATTACCACCGCCGGCCGCACCCCCACCGGAACCAGACCCTGAATACTTAAAAATGATAAAATGGGAAGAAATAAGAATACAGCGCAATCAAATGATGAATGATTTTGATTGGCATTATTCGAGATATGAAAGAGAAAAAAGATTAGGGGTACCATCCACTGATACTTTAGAGAGCCTAGATACTTATATGCAGGCACTTGCAGATATAACAAAACAAAATGATCCGTTTAATATTGAGTGGCCATATTTTATTAGTTAAAAATTTTGGAGAATAATATGCATGATATTGATTTGATGTTAAAATTACAACTTGATGGGAAACATGAAGAAGCAAGAGCAATTTCAGATAAGTTAGAATTACAAGGCCCAACAAAAATTCTAGATGCAAAAGGTACAAATACAGAGGATATTTGGTTTCGTCATAGTTTTAATCGTGGGTGGTTTCTTATTCAAGAGGGTGATTATCAGGCCGGTGCGAAGCTACTTGAGCACGGTAGGTTTTTAAATGTTTATGGTTCCCCACCACTAAGAACAAATGCACCTATTTTTAATCCGGACATTCATTCTATAAAAGGCAAATCCATCATTCTCTCACTAGAAGGTGGTTTTGGTGATGAAATTATTCATGCAAGATTTGCAACTAGTTTTAAGAACCAAGGTGCAAGCTATGTATATATTGCAGCTGCACCAGAACTGATGTCGCTATTTTCAAGAATAGAAGGCGTTGATGGTGTAATTCTTAGAAATCAAGCTCATACTGTTAACCACGATTATTGGATTCCTGGATTTTCATCTGGATGGGTTGCTGGGCATACTTTTCAAAATTTCTTATCAAAGCCGTATATAACACCAAAAACAGAATCTGTTGAAATTTGGAAATCGCTTATTAAAAGTGATAAAGTTAAAGTGGGTATTCGTTGGGCAGGTAATCCAAAGTTTGAGCATCAACAGTTTAGACGTTTTCCTGAAAAGTTTATTACTAATTTGAGCAAGTATGATGAGCTGCAAATTTATAGCTTACAGAGAGATCATAACACTATTGCTCTTCCAGAAAGTATAATAGACTTGCAGCATTTTCTACTGTCATGGGAAGATACAGTGGCAGCAATTGCAAATATGGACATTATTATTTCCTCATGCACAAGTATTGCCCATCTTGCAGCCGCCATGGGTAAAGAAACATGGGTTATTGTTCCGATTCTTCCTTATCATACTTGGACATACAAATCACCCGATAGCACAACAACACCGTATTATGATTGTGTAAAAATTTTTAGACAACAAGATCCATCAAATTGGAATGATACTTTTCAATCTTTATATACACATCTTGAAAAAAAGTTTAATCTCAAATATATTAATCAACCAAATGAGGACAGAATTATAAAAAGACTCAATATTGGTTGTGGATTAAAGAAGTTTAATGGGTTTCTTAATGTTGATAAAGCTGATTATGTTAAACCTGATCAACGAGTTGATCTGAGCGTGCTGCCATTTCCTTGGTCTGATAATGAATTTGATCATATAATTGCTAAAGATGTACTTGAACATCTTGATTGTGACTTTGTTAAACTAATTAAAGAGATGTATAGAGTAAGTTATAACGGTGCAATATGGGAAATTCAAGTACCGCATTGGAGATGTGATGTTTCGGTAGATGATCCTACTCATAAAAAACAAATTACACCTGGAATGTTTAATTTGTTCAATAAGAAAATTCAAATTGAAAAGATTCAGAGTGGTGAGCCTGATTCATTTCTATCTTTTGAAAATGATGTTGATATAGAAATTTGTGATTTGCAGTTTGAATATACTCACCCATTTAAGGAAAAAATAAAGAAAGGTGAAATTAGTGAAGAAGAATTAGTCTACACACTTAACCATCTTAATAATGTTGCTTCTGCTACAAGAATCTTAATACAGGTTCATAAACCGGGAAGAATTGATAATGATGAATTTAGACGAGCAGTTGAGTCAATCCTCAACAAGAAATAGTTTATTTTACTCACATAATATTAATGTTGAACAATCTTATATTATTACACTGAAAAATAATTCTGTTTCAGAAAACTATTCTAGAAGATGCCAAGAATCGTGCAGAAAGGTAGAAATGCCCTTTACTGTTTGGGATGCTTTTGATGGCACACAAGGTACTATAGATATACCCGGTCATTCAAAGAATAGTGATATAATGAAAATGTTAAAAGTCACTGACCATTATTTGACAAGAACGGAACTTGCATGCGCACTGAGTCATATAAGTTTGTGGGTAAAATGTGTACTGATAGACTCCCCAATTGTTGTACTTGAACATGATGCTATTATGGTGAGAAAATTTGAACATCATGGACATTTAAACTCAATCGTATATCTCGGAGGTCGTGAGTGGGCAAAAAAAGATTGGAAAATTTATCCAATTCCTCCCCATGCATCCGAAGGTCCAAATTATCTTTTTATTTGTAGAGCTCATGCATATTCAATTGATCCTATGGTAGCAAAAAATCTTATTGCTCACGTTATCAAATTTGGAATTTGTGCTCCGTTAGATATTATGATGAGAGCTGATTTATTCAATATTACTCATCAAGGATTATATGCTTTTGATGATTCAGAATTAGAAAACACTATTAACAAAAGACCGGATACAGGCCGTTCAACAAAATTAAATAGTAATTTGGAAGTGTAATGTATAAATTTACGATGGATTTTAATTGTGGTAGAGGGGCCTGTGTAAACATTAGCCATCTTATTAACACGTATGGAGTACCTAACACTATTGTTGAAGTAGGTGTTTTTGAAGGGTCAACAACGTTTTGGGTTAGTGATGAGCTAACCAAGTATAATAAAAATTTAAAAATTTATGCTATTGATCCTCATGCCAGTAGTATAGACCTTCCAGATGATTTAAATTTGGTGCATAAAAATTTTATACACAATATACAAGAATGTAAAAATAAAAATGTTGAGTATATGAGAAAGCATAGTGAATTTGCTTTGATGGATTTAATCAATAATGAGGTCAAGGCGGAGCTTATCTATATTGATGGAGACCATAGAGCAAGCGAAGTATTAACTGATCTTGTTTTGTCCTGGAAAATACTTGTTAAGGGTGGTGTGATTTTATGTGATGATGCTTCTGTCTGGAAATACACTGATCAAAATGGAACCACTTCAGCACAAATGTCTCCAAAGATGGCTGTTGATGCCTTTATACAATGCAATTGGCATAAGTTGAATATTGTTCATATACCGGATATGAGCCAAACCGCCTTTATAAAATTATAGGTTTATTATGAATATTGGTGAACAAATTAATAATGTAAGTCACTTTCTTTACATGAATAAAAAATATAGAGAAGCGGGAGATTTGCTTTCTTGCTGTATTGAATTAGCCCCAAAAGATCAGCCAGGAATAATAAAAGAACTGATTGATAATGCTAAAATGTGTTATTTTTTAAGTACTGATATTGAGAAGGCATATCAATTTTTATTAAAGCTTGAAGAACTTAAATATGAAATTGGCTGGGAGCATACAAGAGATAAAATTCAATTTATGCGATTACTAGGAAGATATAATGATTTTTTGAGAATGATATCTGATTTACCGGAAAGGAGTGAGAAATATCTTTTTCATGGGTGGTATTTACATAAGACAGGTAAATTTAGAGAAGCTTTTGAAGTTACAGAAAAAGCAAGAAATGGTGTCTACTGGTGGAATAATACTCCACCCAGCCTTCCTGTTTGGGACGGGATTGATACTAATAAAACCTTACTAGTTTGCGGTGAAAGCGGATGCGGGGATGAAATAATTTTTGCAAGATGGATACCAGAACTTAAAAAACATTGCGGTAAAGTTGTTTATCATCCTCATAAAATTTTTATTGATGATGTTATATGTAGAGTATTTAATATTGAGAAGTATAATGGACAACAATGTGACTATCTAGTACCTTGTATGAGTCTTCCTTATCTTTTAAAAAGCAATGACCCTGAACCACTCACATACCTCACATCTAATAAATCACTTAAGAAAGTAGGAAATAAAATTCGAATTGGTATTAATAATACTGGTGATATTACCCATCCTGAAATTCATATGAGAATTATTCCTTTAAAAATGCTTGTTGATAGTTTAAAAGATCTAGGTGAACTAGTTAATATTCAAAAGGACGTTATAGAGGCAAATGAAAATATAACCTACCCAAAAATTGAAACATGGGAAGACACGCTTGCTATTATTGATTCATGTGATCTAATTGTTACTGCTTGTACCAGTCTTTCGCATGCAGCAGGGGCTCTTGGGAAAAAAGTAATTGCTTTAAACAATATGTCGGATTATTTTACATGGTGCTCTGTTGATCAGGTTGGTAAGAGTGATTGGTACGAAAATGCCTGGTGTATTAGACAAACAGAATGTGGTAGGTGGGATAATATTGTTGAGCAAGCTAGAGAGATTGCAATAAAGCTTTTGGAGGATAGATGATTGGTACAACTTGCGCATATACTATATGTAAGAATGAAATAAAATACGTTGAAAAGTGGCTATTCTATACCCAAGATTTTGATTATAGGTGTATTTTAGATACAGGATCCACTGATGGTACATATGAAGAATTTAAAAAAGTGGGCAATGTAATTATTGAGCAAAAAACTTTTTTACCGTGGCGGTTTGATATTGCAAGAAATTACAATTTAGATATGATACCTAAAGATGTTGAATGGTGCCTTTCTCCAGATTTAGATGAATATTTTTCAATTAATGTGCTTGAAGAAATAGAAAAGACCGTGCAGCTGCATCCAAATGTAGATAATATCTCATGTGATAGATTAGATGTTTATAGTAAATGTGTAAGAGTAGGTCCTCCAAAATTTCTTGGAACAAACAAAATTCATAAGAAAGATCATTACACATGGGTTCAGCCAATATATGAACATTTGAGGTTTAAACATATCAATAGATCAGAGATAGAAATATATAATGAAGATATATACCTAATACATGATCAGGATTTTAAAAAGCAAGAGAGAAGTGATTTATATGTAAATATGCTAAAGGAGGAGTATGAAAATAATCCAACTAATTGCTGGACGCTATGGTATCTAATCAATCATTATTATAAAACAATGGATTTAGACAGCTTTATAGAATGTGGGGTGGGGTTTCTCGAGCATTCTCAGCTTGATGAAAGATTTTTGGAGGTCAAAAGAGGGCTAGAGCAAATTTTAAATACTATTGATTTAACAACTTCTCAAAAGCAAAGAATAAATATAGCTCTTCATAATAGATAAAATTTTGATCATTATAAATACTCAATAAAGTCTTTTTTGGAGATTTACATGGCTGTTCCAACTACACGAGATCAATTTAAAGCATATTGTCTTAGAAGGCTAGGTGCTCCAGTTATTGAAATCAATGTTGACGATGATCAAGTAGAAGATCGCGTCGATGATGCTTTACGATATTATTGGGACTATCACTTTGATGGTACTGAGAAAATCTATTATAAGCATTTAGTCACCAATACAGATATAACCAACAAATATATTACTGTTCCAGATAATATAATCGGTGCAGTGAATCTTTTTAATATTGCCGATCCATCTATTCGCTCAGATGACCTATTCAATATTCGCTATCAGATTGCGCTAAACGATCTCTATACACTTACATCTGTATCGATGGTTCCTTATTACATGGTCATGGAACATCTTTCATTGATTTCTGAGATGTTGGTCGGTAAGCAACTTCTACGTTTTAATCGCCATATGAATCGTCTGTACATCGACATGGATTGGAACTCGCTTTCAAATGAATATCTACTTGTTGAAGCTTATCAAATCATAGATCCAACGGAATATGTTGACGTCTGGAAAGATCAATGGCTGATGAGATATGCAACCGCTTTGATTAAACGCCAATGGGGTTCTAATCTAACTAAATTTACTGGTATGCAACTTCCCGGCGGATTAACGTTTAATGGCGAGAAGATCTATAATGATGCTGTTGCTGAAATTACAGACTTAGAAGATAAGATGATTAGCAGTTACTCACTTCCTGTTATGGATCTAGTAGGGTAGGATGAACTTTGTATAAATACTCTTGTGTAATTTAAAAGATAGGAGTATTTAGTATGGAAAAGTATGGATTTGTTTATATTTGGAGAGATCGCAAACACAATAGATATTATATAGGTTCTCATTGGGGAACAGAAGATGATGGCTATATATGCAGTTCATCTTGGATGAAAAAAGCTTATAAAAATAGACCACACGATTTTAAAAGAAAAATCATATCTAAAGTATATGAATCTAAATCTGCTTTGCTAGAAGAAGAAAATAGATGGTTAATTATGATTAAGCCTAATGAAATAAAAATTAAATATTACAATTTGCGTATAGAAAATTTTAATCACTGGACAGCTTATCCAGAAAATGTTAAAACTATTCAAGAAAAAATATCTCTCAAAACAAAAGAAGCTATGCAAAAACCTGAAATAAAACATAATTTTAAAGAAGGCTTAAAGACGAGAGACTGCCGTTCTTCTGATGTAGAAGTAAGAGCAAAAAGATCTGAGTCCATGAAAAAGACGATGGCTGAAAAGTTTCCTAACAGAAAACAAAGAGATAAATTTGGATCAGAAGAATACTGTAAAAAAATGGC